TCTTGATATCGACTTTTTAATAAAATTAGTCGTGCCATAGATTGTGCCATTGCATAATTAGTAACCCAAGCAAATGTAAAATCACCTTTGTTTAATCTATTACCATCTTGTGCAAGATATGTAGTAAATTCAGTACCTTGTGGATCAGGAACAGTGATAGTCTGTTGACTCCATTGTTGATCCGGATCGCAATAGGTAACTGTCACTTGATTATACTTGGCAGTACGTTCTATACCTGTATAGGTTATAGGACCCTGTATGTTATCTTTGTTAAATGTTGCTACAATGGCTGCTGAACCACTTAGGATATCACTAGGATTACCTGCATCTTCAACACGCAATTTAAATGTACCCAATCGACTATATGGCATATAACCGCGGCATTGTTGCAACATTAATTTTATATTATTAAAAATTGTTTGACTAGTATCAACAACTGCATGTAAGGTATGTATTGGACCAGTGACACCACTGACATAAGTTACAGTTTGATCAAACTTGGTTGCTGTGGTTTTAAAACTATCCCAATCTACATCTGAACTCTTTAGACCTTTACCATAGGTGTTGCTACGCATATAGTCTAACATGATATCTGCTGGATTACTAGAATAAACCCAGGCGGCTCGATCAGCATTTGTACCCCATTCGGGAACAGTAGTACTAATATTAGTTGTGGTTAGACGTCTAACTTTTCTACCTAATATGCTAACTTGTAATTTAGGAATATTACCTGTAAATGGATTAGCATCAGCAGTGGCTTGATCGGTAGCATTGACCCATTCATATCTGGCAAATACCACGCTGAGATTGGTATATCTCATGCTTTCAGTCCAACTCGGTGAGCCTGCAAATATCCCAGACTTGACTGCTGATCCTACATTATATTGATCACCACGTGCAAATTGTAATTGTACACGACCTTTTAATTTGCCACTAGCATCATCAGATATTGTAACAAGATTACCATTGTTAAGATTTGGAATATTACTTGCACCAATTTGTATGTCATTGATCCATAGTTCTCTCAAGCCTTCAACTGGGCCTTCACTTAGCACATAAGCAACCCATAGGTATTTGTTATTGTCACTACCTGTTTCACAGAATGTTACAATGCCACCTACTTTACGATATCCATAGATAATAGGTATAGATACATTACCACCTTCTCTTTGTACAGTAACACCTTGAATCGTCTGTGCTTGATTACCTGTATCAGGCGCACTAGGCGCACCAAATAAGCCTAAGAAGGGACTTAAGACAAAGTTTATTACTCCGGATACAACTGATCCAACAGCACTAACGACACCGTTAACAACACTACCGATAGCATTAACGACTCCGCTGACTACATTACTAACGGCTTTAAAGACTCCACTCATGATTCAAGTTCCTTAATTGTTGTTAGGAATGGTCTAAATCCAAAGTGTTCATATAACTTTGAACTTCTCTCAATATTGATTCCAATGTCACCACCGGTAATTTGATATGCTTTAATAGTTCTAGCCCATTCTTCAAATTTCTGCATAAGCATTTTGAAATTATCTAATGTCCTATGACTTTCTAATAAAAATACAAACGATATATTGGCTACAACTAATTGATTGTTCCAAGGCACTTGACTCATATAACCGGAAATGAATCCCACTGGTCGTTGACCTTCAAATGCATTGAACCAACAGTAATGGTGATCAACAACATACTGTTTGATAGTAGTCATCATACTGTTTTCATCGTATTCATCTGCAATCTGTGGAATGGCTTCAATGGCCTCATCACGATAGTAGTTGAATAGGATTATAGTAGGATCAAATTCATGAGGTTGAATTGTTCTTACTATCATAGTTTACCCCACAGGAATTCTTTATTGCCAATGATAGCAGTCTTGTCAAAACTACGGTCACTGGTATCTTTCAAGAATGTCCAGTTGCTGTTGTTATCAGTCATGCGTCCTGAACGACGATCAAAGTCAGACCATAGTGTTGCACAATCTACTGTAATTTGGCATGACACTTCACTTTCGGCAATACTGACATTATAGATATAACCATCAAATACTACCATACTGCCTAATGGTGTTAGATCATCATAATCTAAAAATACACGAGTAATTTGTACAGGTGATCCTTCAAAGTCTTTGTTTAAAAAATTGTTAACCATTGTTAGGTTAGCACCACTAAGTGTAAAACTAGTTTTACCTAGTTTAACATCAAACTCTTCTGTGACACTGCTAAAGCCAAGGAAATCACCCTGTGCTAGATATGATCTAGTAACTGAGTCAACTTCTGTGATTGGAACATTGATGCCGCCTGTGGCTAATCTCAATGCCGCAGTACTGGTAATACTTTGATTACCAGTACCATCTCTAAGTCCAATGTAGACTAATTCTTGGCTAAAGAAATTCGCACGGTAAAATTCATCACGTAGTGTATCTGAAATAACATACATTACCAGGTTTCCCTCATACTAAGACTTAATTGTGTGATACCACCTGTACCAACATCTACTTGTTGCGGTTCGTTGTCTAAGATAACAGTAAATGGCACAGCATTGATTACTAATTGAGTACCACTTGGTACTGCTGTGACTAAACTACCACTAAAATATAAGGGTTGACCTGTTGTCCATGTTACTGCACACATATAAACTTTTGTATGGTTAGCAAATTTAAAAAAGTCACCTGCACGTAATAGGTTCTTACCTGATGCCACTCCAGTTACATTTACCTGACCAACACCTGCGGCCACAGTGGCACTGGTAGTTACTGTGGTAGTTGTTTGATCTGTAACCTTGGTATAACTTACCTTTGGCAAGACAATTTGGAATGATTCTAATGCTCCATACTGTTGACTAATAAAACCTAATATAGGACCTGCATCAAAAGGTGATAGGTTACCATATTTGGCTTCGAATGAATAAAAACTATGACCTTGTGCTACACGTCGACTTTTACCACTAAGTGTAGTAGTCTTAATTACGGGTGTGTTAATTTTAAAATTAACTGCATTGAATGCTGGGCTTGCTGGATAAGTTCCTGACATTATATTTTCATCCTTTGTCCATTCTCTGCCATAGCATCACGGACCATTTGTGTTACCATACTACGGCGTTGCACTAACAGTTGATCAAATCCTTGTGCATCATTGGCCTGTATGGTAAAATTAATATTGGTTGGTTGACCAGTTGATAGATCTCCATTTCTAGTAATCGAACCTGTACCTTGTGGGGTAAACAATTCTGGACCATTCTCACCAACCATGTAACTCTTGCCACCCATAACAGGTCCACCTAATGCACGTCCTGAATATGTTTGACTACGGATCTGTGATACCTGTGCCAGACCCATTGCTAGGGCCGCACCTGCTGGTATTAGACTGAATGGCCATGGATAAGCCGCAAGTGCTTTGGTCACTGACGCATAGGTATTCATAATTGCTGATGCAATGTTCAATGCTTTGGCTGCTTCAAATGCTTTTTGGTTCTGAGCACCTAATGCTGAGAAAAGTTGTGCGCCTTGTTCAATACCAATCTGTGTCTTTTCATACATGGTCTTGGCTTCAAACTCAGCACGTTGTTTGGCTGCTTCTTGGACTGCTTTTTCACCACCAATGGTCTTAAGATAGAATGCATCATTCTCGCTCATTAATCGAGCATAGGTTTGACTCTTTAGCGCAACTTCGTCATTGGCTAATTTGACCTTGAGAGCATACAGTTCATTCTCTTTGGCTATCTCTGCATTGACAACAGCAGCCGTGAACTGTGCTCGCGTTATACCAAATTGTTGTTCCAGCATCTGACGCTTATTCATCAATTCTTCGGTTTGCTTGTCGTATTTTGTTTCAATGGCAAATCGTTCGCCGGCACCTTTATTGACTATATCAAGTACAGCGGCTTTTAAGTTTTGTTCTGCTTGAACTTTACCGTAGGTATTGTCTATGTATTCTTGTACAGATACAGTTTGTTTCTTAGCAAGTCTTTCTTGCATATCCGCATTTCTACTGGTAGCATCTGCAAAATCTTTCAATGCTTTGGTTAAAGTTGTTTGATACGCATCTGCTAGGCCTTTAACAACACCTTTTTGCCTTTCTACTTCAGCAGTAACCTTTTTCTGCTGATCTAATTGAACATTTAATCCCAGTATCTCACTCTTCTGTGCATCTGTGATTGTTAATTTGGCTTCTGCTAATTTACGAGTCTGCTCAGCAATCATCTTGTTAGCATTGGCTTCTGCTTCGCTTAGAGTAAGTTTTTCTCTTTCAAGCGTGATCTCTTCTCGTAGTTTATTAATTGACTCATCATATTGTTTTAAGGCTTCTTTTTGCTTTTTGTTTAATTCATCACTAACAACAATATTTTGTTTGTTTGCGGCTGCGATCTCTTCGGCTCTATCTGCAATAGATTTAGTAGCATCTGCTGTTTTTCCAGTCATGCCAAGATAATCTGCCATGGCTTCTGTAACATCTAAACCTAACACCTTGGCCAATACCAAGGCCGCACCTACTGCCAGCATTAATGGATTACGCATGACAATCATATTAAACAATGCCATAGCACTACCAGCGGCTTTGATCGCTGCCGCAAGTCGTAATCCCATTGAAGCCGCAGTTGATAAAGTAAACACTAATGCAGTTATGGCTATGATATTGGCAATTTCAACAAAGGCCGCTTTGATCTTGGCCAACACTGCTGGAAATCCGCCTGCTTCTGCCACAGCACTTTTTATATTTTCAACAATGGCAATAATGTAGGGGCTAAGTTCAGCAAAGGCTTTCTTAAGACCATCACTTACTAGACCTTTTAATTCATCTATGCTGTCACCAGCCATATCGAGACCTGCTATATCAACATCTGTTAATGCAAGTCCCAATTTACGCATCTCTTCTTCAGCATGAGCCATGTTATCGGCCATACGTAGCACTTTGGCACCTTGCTTGCCAAACAAGTCCATTGCCAATGCTGATTTTTCTGCAGGATTTGATATGCCTGCTAGTGATGAAGCAATACGTTTGTACTGTTCATCTGGACGTAAGGCTGCGATTTCTTTGACAGGAATGTTTAATCGATCAAGAGCATCAGCACCGGCGCCAGCACCTGTGATTAGTGCTTCACCAATATTCTTTTGTAACTTATAAAGAACACCGTTTAATTCATCAGCACTGACTCCTGTAAGAGCAGCCGCATGTTGCATGACCTGCAGATTCTGCGCGGCTATTCCCAAGTTTTCAGCAGTGTCAATAAGTTGACCAGCAGACTCTAATGTCTTGAGAACAGCATAGCCCATTGCTGTGGCTGCTGCCGCTACCAGGCCTAATGCTTTGCTAGCAGTGCCTGATACACGATCCAACCCAGCAATCGCATCCTGTAATCTTTTAAGGTCACGTTCTGCCTGGGCGGTATCTGCGGTAATTTTAATTGTTCCAGCCACTATCTGCTCCTTGCTTTTTGCATTGCTTTTTTATTCTCGTCATGTTCCCATTTATAAAATGCTATCCACCCCATAAATTCGTCGAGACTCATATCTAATACATCACTGATTCGCAGACCCAAATCTTTTGCAAGCCTATAGGCAAACATTAGATCTTGGTCTGCTTTTAGTTTTTTTCTACATCCTCTAAACTTTCAATATCAGCATTAGCACTGTTAATTTCACCAACTAGGCGAATTACAACATTTGGATCAACTTCGTTTAACAAGATCATTTTATCTGCCATGTTAAACATTTTTGTACCATCTTCATTACGTGCTTTGACAATTAGACTTTCTACTAGTGCTTCGACAGTTTTACCTGCTTGGCTTAGTTCTATCATTTTGCTTTGTTCACGCAAAGTTATGCTGGATTTAAACCACACAGTGGCTTCCCACTCTGGTACATAAATTGATTGCATTTTTCCACCAATGCGGTTACGGAAATGTGCTGTTGCGTTATCTAATATCTTACTCATTTTAATTTTTTCCTTTAATTGAATTTAAACTAGGTCCTATAATACCCTTAGGTGCTTGCTTACTTCCTCTCATTCCACGATTAGTCATATGTCGACCTTTGTCTAGTATTTCTATATATGGCACTGAGTTCTCTATGACGAAGTTATCTGGTTTAACAGTCTGTTTCCATCCTGCTCTCGCTTGACCAGTTTTACCTACTGGTGTTCCACCTGCTCCTGGTTTTGCTGGACGGCTAACACTAGTATAAACTTCATGTGCTAAAAGTTTTATTTCGCTCCTAAGGGCATCCAAGCATTGTGTTTGCAATGCCTGGGCTCCCTTAAATTCAACTTTAAAAGACAATTACTGTGCTCCAGTTCCGAATGTAGTTGCTCCTGTACCTTGGAAACTAATACTTGCTTCTACTAATCCATCCATTGAACTGTTTACAGTATAACCAGTTACGATTACGTTACCAGTAAATGCATAGTCGCTTGTGCTTGAATAGTTTTCTTGCAAATAGAACACTACTGATACACCACTTGCACCAACTAGACCTGCTGTTGGATTAAATGTTGTTTCATTAGTATCAAAGTCACTTGCATCAAAATAAACATCTGCTGAACCTGAGTAACTGCTCATACCTGCAACATAAGTGCGAACATCAGTAGTCATTACACTAGTTTCAATTGTGTCAGCAGTGATTTCTACACTAAAATTACGCACTTGACCAACTGAAATACCATTGACCTTGAGTGCTCCATTGTTACCTGTTAAGGTTGCCATAGTCTATTCTCCTTAGGCTGTGTAGGTACAAGCACCAGAGCCTTGGAAACTGATTGATGCTTCAACCATGCCGTCCATTGAACTGTTTACTGTGAAACCTGTGATGATAACTTCACCTGAAAACTTGTTGCCTGATCCATTTAGTAATCCTTCAAATGTCAATGTGCTGTCGCCTACTGAACCTGATGTTGGATTTAAAACAGTATGTACTGCCAAGTGTCCTGTTGATGCCGCTGGATCAAAATAGATATCTGCTGATCCGCTCCATGAACTCATACCTTTCACATAAGTGCGTACATCAGTAGTCATTACTGAAGTTTCAATTGTGTCGCTGGTTAGTTCGATTGAGAAATTGCGGACTGCCGCGATGGCTGTTACTGATCCACCCACTGTTGCGTCAAATTTAATGACGCCATTGTTACCTGTTAAAATGGCCATTATTCGTCTCCTTTATTAATATTGGCTTCTTCTACGGCTGTTACGGTCGCCTTAGACTTCACCGTGGGCTTGAGACGAATAACCTCTTCTCCTGCCTGTTCTGTATGATCAGCAGTGGTGTGTGTACACACGACCCAACCCGCTGATGCTAATTGTTCTTGTTCATAATCCTGACATACTCTGGTCATGCCTAGTTTATGCATTGTTATTTTCATTTGGTTTTCCTTTTAACTGGCTTGACCACAATAGGTCCACTGTCAATAGGTTGAACCTCAGGTGTCAGTGCCTGAGGTGCCTGATTCGCTCCCGGCTTTTTTACTTTATCCCAGCCCATCAATTCCCATTGTTTTTGTTTGTCTGCTTGGGCTTTTTCTGCATCTGCTAGTGTTGCAAAATTAAACATTATAAGGTTCCTCTTGCGTAATTGTATCTAACAGAGAAAGTTATGGTAAACTCTGCTAATGGTTGTAGTCTTGGTACTATTTCAATTAGGGTTACTTGACTGTCAACAACCCCTGCAGTATCTCTGTATCTATCACTGTCTAGAATATCTTCTACTGCGGCTATCAATTGATTACGTCTAGTATCTAATTCTACGCCACGCACAAAGCCGCGTATCTGAAATATAATAGTGCCTGCACGTCTACCTGATCCTGTGACACCCATGGTAATGGTTTCACGTTGCTCTTCAGTAACCTGCACCAACAAGGCTGGAAACTGTGTAATGGCTAGTTTTTCAACGTCAAATGGCTCACGGGTGATTAGAACCACATTGGGTTCAGAGATAGTCATAAGACTATCTACAATGTTTTGAGATACCTGTTCACGTAAACTTAGTGTTGACATGTTATCGCACCAATCTCATGCTGTGCAATGATTGCTTTTCTGTTGAGGATATTGTGTTGTTATTGTCTGCATCGTATTCGACGCCAAGACGTAGACAAAGGTCCATTTCATGTTCGAAACGACCTTGATAATAGTTCATCATTACTTGGAATTTGTCTTCGTTGCCTGCTGTTTCAAACTTAGATAGTTTAGGGCAAATATGATATGCTAGTGCATGATATACAGTAGCCTGTGTCCACTGACTGTCAGTTAGACGTGTTGCATCAAAAGTCTGATCGCCGTTTTCTTTTTTATAAATTAGAAACCAACGAACTTGAAGAATGCGATTTATTTCTACTTCACTACGTGCCAGTTCCGCATCAAAATCTAAAACACCATAATCAACAATGGTAGGTTCAACCAACAATAGGTCGTCAAGCGTAGCGTAAGCCATAGTAGAAGTCCTTCTTCAATAAATTTTAAGATCACAAGTCCTACTTGTGTTATATGTATATTTACCTCAGATGCTAAAATATCCATTTATTATAGTCAAAAAGAAAGGCCTGCTTTTGGCAGACCCTTCCTGACTTATAACAATTTAATCTATTAGATTAACTTAGTTCTGAATCATACTTCAATGCACGGCCATAACCATCATATAGTTCGCCGACACCGTATGCGCAACTAGCAACCACGTCAGTTCCTAAGTAACTTGCACGACGTTGAGTTTCGATCTGGATGTCACCAACCATACCAATGCCTAATGCATCAGTGTGGAATACTGCACCTGGGAAGTCACCAGCATTGGTCACGTAGTCAATGTTGGCTGTTTCGTAGATTGGGATACCAGCCAATTGGCCAACATAACCCATACGCATTGCTTCATTAGCAACATCACCGAATGCACCACCAGTGAATGCCACGTTACCAGTTGTTGTCAATACTTTCTTCAAAGTATAAGCAATTTCTGGGTGCAATACTGCAACGATGCCTTCTTGTGGAACACCTAGAGCACGTAGTTTTGCTACTTGTTCAAAGATGATTGCTGGAGTAATAGTACCAGTGTAGTCGCCTGAACCACCAGAAAAACCTGCGAACAGGGCTGTTAAGTCTTTGTCCATCTTACGTGCAATTGCTTCACCGAATAAACGGCCTAAGTCAGCAACTACATTGCTTGATGATTGTTGTACTGCCAAGTCAGTAACCAATGTACGGATAGCACTGATGCTAACTGTCAATGTTGCAGTACTTGTTGATACTGCTGTGTTGCTAACTTCGTCGCCTTCTGTTAGTGCGGCTGCTGTTTGTTGTGGATAGATAGGAACGTTGATAGTCTTACCTTGTCCGCCTGCTAAAGAATAATTCTTTACTAGGCCACGCATGATTGAACGCTCTGATGCGACAAACATTGCTTCTTGAATAATAGACGGTAATAGGTCGTCTAATGTACTTGTTGTTGAACCTGCCATAATATGTCTCCTTGATTAATTAGGCTATTCCGTTTTGTTTACGATATTCCGCGTAAATCTTACGGTGTTCTGGATTTTTCATGTCCAGTGATTTTATATCTACTCGGCCTAATCCATTATTAGAGAAATTTGATTTAGTGTTAGTAGTAGCAGGACTAGCAGATTTAAAATGCGGATTCGAATCTAGGAATTCTCTCACTAGGTCTTCTACTCCTAAAGGTGCGCCCTTGTCATTATAACGTACGGTACCTTTATTATCTACCACTTCTACTTCACCATCTTCATTAAGGCGTACTTGATTAGATAACAAGGCTTTGACCTGTTCCGGAGCAACTGCTTTATATGTGGCTGCGGCACTGATCAAAGGAGTATTAACTTTATATTCCTTAATGATGCTATCTCTTTTCTGGATCTCAGCATCTTTCTTTGCGGCCAAGTCTTGTAGTGTCTTTTCAAACTCACCACGCTTTAACTGTTGTTCCTGTTGACGCTTTTCGTAATCAGTTTTAATGTTACGTAGTTCCGCAGGATCACCTAAGTCTTCGTATGGTTTTAGAAGTTTCTTTTCTAATGAACCCTTCATTCGGGCCATCATGTTGTCTACTTCTTGTTGACTATAAGTCTTTGTCGCTTGTGCCTGATTTTCTTGTTCTGTAGTCGCCGCATCAGTTGCGTTATCTGTTACCAATGTATTATCTGACATTGTGCATCGCCTCCTTGGAGTATGTTTTATATTTAGTCACCCGACCAAATTATCATGTACTTAGTACACTTTTGCGCCCCTTAGTATAAAATGGCGATCGAAGAGAGTGACAAAAGCCAAAATTTCCGTTATAATTAACACATACAAACACACTGTCAAGGCAATAAAATGAAAGCAATTATCTTAGCATTAGCCATTGTGACAACTACAGCACATGCTGAAATGATCATAATGGATGTTGGTAATTATATCGTTCAAACTAGTGGTTCAACTACCTATGTTACAGGTCCGAATCGAGGATCAATGCCTATAGCAGTGCCTGTAACAGTAAATCCAGCAACTGGTATTGGACAAGTACATACTCCGCAAGGAAGTTATTTGGTACAGCGTAGTTCAACTGGATCAACTACCACAGTGATCCAGACCAGCAAGAGCAAGTAATTATTTGGACTTTTTGGCAGCGGCTTGACTGGCTTTTATGGCCTGTGCTTGCTTGACTGCTCGAGCACGAGTTGGATAAACTTTACCAGTTGTACCATATTGCCAACCTTTTCCACCGCGTGGACCTGTTGCTTTATGTATGGGCATGATTAATACTTCTTAGGTGGCTTTTTACCGCCACCTTTCTTTTTTCCGTAGGCCATATTAGGCTCCTTGAGTTGGTGTTGCATCAGTTACTGGACCTCCAGCAACCCACGCATCACAGGTTCTTGTTGACTTACACTTAAAGTCAAACGCTTCACAGTAACCCAGTTGTCCACCACCTACTGAATCCCATTCATTACCTGTAGTGCCACCAGCAGTTAAGCCAGCGTCGATACAGGCTAATGTTGCTGTTGTCTGATCAAAGAAACTACAGTTACCGCAAAGGCTTTGTTTGGCTGTGGCCTCATCGGTGTTCCACATTTCAGCCTTGGCCATCCAGAATACTTGATTAGGCAGTGCTGGATTTAATGGACCATAGTTGGCAGTATCAATGGCTGTTTGTCTATTGGCCAAGTTGACGCCTATATCCTGTGTGGCTATAGGACATGAGGCTGTGTCAGGTGTAACAGGTGCTGTTTCAACACCGGCTACTGCTGGCACCACAGCGGCATACTGTTGCATCTCTGCTAGATCATCTTCACTCAAGTCTAACCAGTCCATGATCTTATAGTCAATACCTTGTAGGATACGCGGATCAGTAGCAGCCTGCTTGGCCTTGCCCAACTGTTCTATCTCCATGCTGGTATCACGCACATTGAATGATCCAGGATATTCTATTTCACCCATCCATTGTTGACCTAGATACTTGTAATAGTATTGAAACATCTGTTCTTCAGCAAGTTCCAAGTTGTCTGCAAGTTCGCTTAGTTTGGCATTGAGCAATTGAAATTCTGTTTGCATGGCCACACCGCTCATAGTGCGTGACTCAACAGCACGTACAGCCCCTGTGTTGGCCATTTTATCTATAGCACTGATACGGCGACTAATTGAATCATATATGTGTGTAAGCCCATTACCTGCTGGTTCTAACAAGAATGGTTTGAGTCCAGGATCTAATCCATCTGGCATCATGATAATAGCGCCAGCGCCAGCACCTGCTTCGGTGTCTGGAGTCTTGACCAATGCTGGGTGGTTTTGCAGTCTGATCAACTGTTCAATCTCACTGTATTCATTGTAGATAGCACGTTGTTGATCAGCAATGTCACTGATAGTGCTGGATCCAATGCCACGTATAGGACTGCGTGTGGCATAGACTTGCACTGCTGGGATTTCACCCAAGCCATTGATCTCTACAAACTCTTGTTCAATCTTCTTTTCTTTGGTATCTACAACATAGGTTTCAATCTGTTCTTTGGTCCATATTTTAATGGTGCTTAGAGTATCATTGATCTCTTCTACGTATTTGAAATAGGTCAATTCATAGTGTCCTGATGGACTGCGACTCCATGTCCAATCTAACACAGTCAATGGTGTCATAATGTTCACATAGGGACGCACACCTTGATTTATTTCATCGGCTTGTGTTTGAGCGCCTACATTGGGCTTGCTGATGATAACCCAACAGTGTCCAAATACATTTGACCATATGGCCACTTCTTTCATGAATGCATTTAGGCTGCGACCTTCTAGGTCAGCATCACGTAAGAACATTTCTAGTGTAAAATCCACACCATTGTTTTCAAAATCACGATCTGGTTCTTCACGGAATAAGAAACTGATGTACACTGAAATAACACTCTTACAGTGATTATCTAGGGGTGTTGCATCTAGACGTGCTTGGTATTCTTTGGGAGTTTCTAATTGATAGCGTGTTAAATGTCCTGCTTGACGATATTCTTCACCACCTAGATATGATTCTAAATAGAATTGCCAACGTGATTTATAATCATTATAAAGGTAGTTGCTAGTGGTAATTCTCAAATACCTTTCTAGACTTGTTTGGTTTACTTGTAATGGCATGTTCTATCCTTAATTATATTTCAAAATGCTTGCCCCAGGAGCATGAGTATTCAGTTGATGCCCCCATGTTTTAGGTTGTTCTATATGGCTAGTATCACGGTTCACAGGATACAAATAGTCTACCATATAACCCAATGCATCCATCATATGATCATAGCCTGAATCTTTATCAGGCTGACTAGTTCCTTCTTTATATGTATGTCGTTCTAAGCCTTCGATTGTATATTTAACCCTTGGGTCAAATATCAAGCGTCTAATGCCATCGCTAGAGCAAAGTCTAGCATTGACAGCATTGATACGATCACGCACAGGTGTATGCTTGTATGGTGCTTTGACTACAAAGCCTGCGTTCTGTAAGATGGTGATATCAGTAGCGCCGCCTGCTGACGTTTTACGCTGTCTGGCTGCTGGGTCAGGATAGGCGAAGATCTTAGCCTGTGGATATCTGAGTTTAATTTCATCCACTGCTTCTTGGGTGTTAGAAGAAAACATACGGATTTCGTCGATTGCATAAAGTCTATCTCCCGTTTGAACTGCTATGACCACACTCATGGGGTCTATGTTGAAGTCCCATCCTGTGTGTAATATCAACTGTTTGGCCTTGTATTCAACCTGCTGAACATTCTGTTTGCGGTCAAAGTTATAATAGATACGCCCAGCATAGGTTTCAAACGTGGCTAGGAACTCCTGTCTAAATGTACGCTCATCTAGGTCACGTTTTGCTGATTCAATCTCTTCTGGCTTGACCTGTCCACCATCTATAGTTGTGTACTGATAACTGCTCCACACACCTGGCTGTTCTACTGGGTTCATATAGAGATCATGTGCCCAGTTGCCTATGCCTTTGGGTGTGCCAATAAACATAGCACGACCCATCTTGTCTGCTAGCGTAGGACGTAGCACTTCAAACCATGCTTCAGGATCTATATCTGCAAACTCATCCAGCACGATAAAGTCCAGTCCCACACCACGTAGGCTGTCAGCATTGTCAGCACCTTTGAGACTTATGGTACTGCCATTCTTAAGTTCAATTGAGAGTTCACTTTCATTGATCTTACGTGTCCAATTTAGATCCATAAGTCGATACTTGAGTTTCTTCCATACGATCTGTTTGGCCTGTCTATAACTTGATGTCACATACCATACGTCTTTGTTAGGTTCCTTGGCATGGTAACATAACTCTCTTATACTTAAGTGTGTCTTACCAAAGCGACGACCCGCTATGACTACACGAAAGCGGGCAGGATCATCAACGATTGTTTGTTGGGCTTTACTTAATGACATTAGTTAATATCGTGGCCCAGTCAGCATGTGCCACTATCCAGGCTGCGATAACGCCTGCCAATGCTAAGAAGCCTAGAATATAGTTCTTGAGATCACGTAGATTATCTAACTTGGCCATGACCTTGTCGTGATCATCACGGTTCTCTTGGCGTAAGATAGTAAGGTCTTCTTTGATGCCATCTACCTTGGTTTCTAGTACTGATACACGTTCATTGGTGGTACTCATTCATCACTCCATGGTAGAGGTTGTTTGTCATCACCTGTTTGACCATTGTCACTGTAACCTAGGATATTCTTGGCCAGGAAGATCTGTACAGCGGCATTCATGTTCTGACATGCGTTGTTAAGCATAGCCCTGCGAAGAGTAATTTTTAAGTTCTCACGGCCTTTTATGAGATTTA